GGACGGAAAGATCATAACGATTCTTTCCGTCCACAAAAGGAGACAGACAAATAGTCTGATCGATGTCTACCATGTAGATCATGCAACTACTTCTATCGCCCATGAACGATCTTCATCGGGTTCAATCGTAAACCCAATGATTGAGTCGTAACGGAATGAACGCCATCCTCCATTATCAAGATCCCATACAGCCAATGAGGTCGGAAAAGGAAGCTTTGATACTGCTTCTTCTAGATCCGTTTGTGGCGGAAGAAGATCAGGACGAAGTGTGCAACGCAGTTTACGCTGTGTTCCATCCTTCTTGATAAAGTCTACTGTTACGATGTTTTTAAAGAGTTCAGACTTGAGGTAGTCATTCCGCCAGGAAGCTTCGTCCTGCTGTTGTGTTGAACCATTCTGTAAGTTTGTCGAATCCACCGATTTGTTCTCCATTAATAATAATATGTGGTACTGTCTTCACGTTAGGAAACAAAGAAATAAAGTCATCACGACGAATATCTACACCAACCTTGGTTTCGATATACTCTTTGCCATTTTCTTCTAATAGTCTTTTTGCCGATACACAGTATGGGCAACTATCTTTTGTATAAATGATTACTTTAGCCGGCATCTGCTTTTCCACCAAATAGATTTGCTGTTGAAGTCTTTGGATTACCATAGACGCTGTTGGCACGGACCCTGATGAACCTTGCATTAGTTGCGGTTCCAGGAACTGTGATCCACGGGTTCTTACCCTTCTTCCAAGCATCAAGTTTATTCATTGCCTGTGTCACTTCTGACACATCACGCCGTACTGCCTTCAATGTTGAAGCAGCAACATTTGAATGAACACCCTTTGAAGTCTTGGACTTGCGTGTACGCTTTTTACCCATAATTTATTTACCTCACGTTGTTGATTATTCTAGTATATACTAAATTAGTTATAATGTACATCAATAAATGCTACTGTGATCCAATAAAGTTAGATCATGTTCTCTGTCAATATACTTATACTCGATCTTTGTTGGTTGCCATTCTTTAATAGCTTCAAACACATCATTAATATCTAGAGTACTGCAAGTATACACATCCAACTGCATCAGTGCAGGTTCAGCTTCATCCCATACATGAAGAGCAATATGACTTGTTTCAATAATAGTTACTGCAGTTAAACCAGCATTGCCTTCCATATTAGAATAGACAGCATACGGGCCCATTAGGATATTCATCCCAATCTTTTCAACAAGATCATACATCCACTGCCCAATTTTAACAGTGCTTGTTGGTGGACGATTTAATTCTGCTCTGACAATCAGATGCTTGTGCTCTAGTACCTTGTTCACTTCATGGTGTCTCCGTTGTATTAAAGTGTAATGCTCTTACATGACTTGCTTGTACTTTACAGGAAACCCAATTATTATAGTAGTTACCATCAAGAACAGCATCAGTCTCAAAGATGAGTTTCGCCTCGAAGTAATTACATTCACCCCGGGATTTACAAAGTCTTAATATAGTACGTTTAAATTTATCATGGCCAAAGATCTCAATGTCTTTAGCTAAGGCAGGAGAAGATCCGTAATAGTCAGCCCAATCGGACTCTACACGGATCTTCTTGCGTTTCTTATTGACCGTTTTATATCCTGCTTTAGTCAGGAACTTACGGCCTATATATCTTTTACCATTGACAAGGTTCTCAATGAGATAGATGAATCCATACCATTGGTCATCATACTCGAACTCTTTGCCTTCGTATAACCACATAAATCTATTCCATAACAAGCGGAAAGATCTATTTATTCATCCTCGAACTCGTCTTCTTCACCCTCTGGTAGGTCTGATCCACATAGTGGGCAATAAGCAGGCGGGTTCGTAGAATCGGTGATGACTCTAAACTCTTCTTCGCAATCGGGACAGGTTATCCATTTCATTGTTCGTTCAGCCTTTTTATTTCTGTTATTGTTCTTTGTAGGGCTTGTATTTCAACTCCCATGTCATGGATTCCGTGTGCGTCTCTATTTTGTAGAAACACTTCTGCCATATCCCAGCAGATGTTCTCCCGATATTGCAAATTGTCTAAAGCTTCTTGTTCTCTGGTTCTCACAGTGAAAATCCTTTAAATGAATCTTGGTCAACATCCTTTAGGACTCCACCATTAATGTAACTTGTGATCTCTGTTTCTTGTGGTGCAACCTGAACATCAGAACCTGCAATCCACTTTGCTGTCCATGGCAGTGGATTTGATCCTGCTTTGCCGTTTAGACCAATCGCATTCATACGCTTGGCTGCAATGTGATCTACATAGTCACAGAGCAGTTGTTCGTTCAGACCTATCATCGATCCATTTTGAAAAAGGTAATGAGCCCAGGCTTTCTCTTGGGAGACGACATTATGAAACAACTCAATACACTCATCCCGTGTCTCTTCCTGTATGCGTTGAAAGTCTGGATCTTCTTTCGGTAGAATTTTGAGGAGATTTTGAGTCGAGGCAAGGTGAACGTTTTCGTCCCTGGCAATGAGCTTAATGATTTTGGCGTTGCCTTCCATCTTTTTGACTTCTGCAAACGCCCAAGAACAGGCGAAACTGACATAGAATCTAACTCCTTCAAGTGCATTGACTGCATTAAGACACATCCACAGTGCCTTCTTATGATCATAGTCGTATCGTACAACGTTATTATATGAAACTAGTTTATCATAGTACTTGCTGATATCAGCGGCACAGTCAGCTATTTCCTGGATCTCCAACATCTCATCAAAGACTCTGGAAGGATCAGAATAGACGTTACGAATGATATGAGTGTAGGAACGGGAATGAATCGTCTCGTAAAACGCCCAAGTCTGGATCCAGGTTTCCAACTCAGGAAGCGAACATATTGGCAGAAAAGCCAAAGATGGAGCTCTGCCCTGTACAGAATCAAGTAGGATTTGACGTTTGAGGTTACTCGTAAAAATGTGCTTCTCATGATCATTTAGTGCCTTGAAATCCTTGCTATCTCTGGATAGATCTACTTCCTCAGGACGCCAAAAGAATCCCAGTTGCTTCTCTGTTAATTTTTCAAAAATATTATAGCGTTGTTTATCATAACGAGCAATATTAACCGGTTCTCCAAAGAAACACGGCTGTTCTGTTGCATCTATCTTATTGTTATTAAATACTGACATTTACTAGTCCTTAGTTTCTTGCCAAGTTATAATTTCCCATCGACCGTCTTTATGTTCTACAAGAGCAGTACAAGATTCAACCCAATCACCGTCATTCATGTAGATAATATCATCAATCTTTTTAATCTCTGCGTTATGTATATGACCACAGATAACACCATCATAGCCTTTTCTTTTGGCATATGCAGTAATAGTCTTTTCAAACTGGAACATAAAGTCAATAGCTCTCTTGACTTTATGCTTAAGCCATTTACTGAGTGACCAATAACCGAATCCAAACCTATGACGAATCCAGTTGAATCGGCTGTTTAAATTCAATACAAAGTCATACGCTCTGTCACCCAAGAAACTAATCCAAGGTGCCAACCGTGTAATACCATCAAACAAATCACCATGAACAACCATATATTTTTTACCATCAACACCATGATGAGCTATTTGATTGCATAGTTCAATCTTACCAAAGCTTACACCGTATGGAATCATCGGTCTGAGGAACTCGTCATGATTACCCGCAACATATACTACACGAGTACCGTGCTTGGCAAATCCTAGGATTCTTCTGACTACATTGGTATGTGACTGCTTCCATTTTAATCGATTCTGCTGTATCTTCCATGCATCAATGATATCACCAACTAGATACAAAGTTTCGCAAGAGTTGTGCTTAAGAAAGTTATTTAAAATTTCAGCTTTGCAGTCATTTGTGCCTAGATGTATATCACTGATGAAAATGGTTTTGTATTTCATATCTTACAGCTATCGCAATCTTCTTCGTCAGCAGCACCAGAAGCCAAAGGTTTATCCTCGATTTCACCAGCGCCATCATTCGTGTTGAAATAATACAGAGTCTTGCCGCCATATTTATAATGCATTAGAACATGCTTAATCATCTCAGACATCGGGATCTTACCATCTTCATAATGGACAGGATTGTATGATGTATTGACAGAGATGGCTTGATCGATGAACTTCTGCAATACTGCCATGATCTTCAGATATCCTTCCGGACTCTTCTGATCCCACAGTAACTCATATTTATTCTTTAGACGTTTTAACTCAGGAACCACCTGCTTCATGATTCCATCCTTGGATTGCTTGATGGAGACAAGAGCACGTGGCGGCTCGATACCATTAGTCGAGTTGGAGATTTGGGCCGATGTCTCAGCCGGCATCAGAGCCATAAGTGTTGAGTTACGAATGCCATCCTCTCTTACTCTTGAGCGAAGAGTAGTCCAGTCCATCTTATAGTCAGGTTGAACTAGTTCATCAACTTCCTTCTTATAAGTATCGATTGGCATGATACCCAAATCATACTTAGTATCTATTGATAGTGGACAGTGACCTACTTCTTCAGCAAGATCTACCGAAGCTTTGATGAGGTAAAACGACCACGCTTCAGCATATTCGTGGATGAGGCTAAGATTAGGATTAGAATAAGTGGAATCATTCCGAGCAAGCCAATAAGCAAAATTAATGATTCCCACACCAAGCGGACGG